TGTGCATATCTAATGCGACGTGAATATGCAAAAGAAATACTAAATAACTTTTATGACGAAAAAACAAATTCGTTTAATTTAAAAATAAAAGAAACATTACATATTCCTTTGCCTGAAAATGTTATATATCCTTATAATTATAAAAGATGTTATGTATTTCCGTTCTTTACAGAAAACAGATTACACGATTCAACTTTAATTAGGCAAGATAATAAAGACAGTATAGATACCATTCAGGACCAAAGTAGCAAGTTTATAACTGATTGGTGGAAAGAAAATGGAAAAAATATTAATATAAAGGAGTTGGCAAGTATGGTAGATAAAATTCCAGTTATTGGTGCCCCGGTTGTAAATAGTACATATTGGATTTCAAGACTTATTATGAGTGTTGATTATCCTGTGGAAAACTTTGTCATTATAAACAATAATGGCCGCGGTGAATTAGATGAAGAGTTAAATCGCTTAGTTCAAATAGATCACAAATTTATTGATAATATTAAGGTAGTTCATATGCCAGCAAACGTCGGTTGCGCAGGAGCTTGGAACCTTATTATTAAATGCTATATGTTAGCGCCATATTGGATTATCGCAAACGACGATGTTGCTTTTGGCCCAGGTCTTTTAGCTGAAATGGTCGAAAGAATAAATGGTGATCCAGTCGTAGGTATGATACATCCAAATGCAGGTGACTTTGGAGTCGGAGCGTGGGATCTTTTTCTTATTCGTGAAAATGTTGTTAAAGTATTTGGTTTATTTGATGAAAATACATATCCTGCATATTGCGAAGACGCAGACTATATTATGCGGATGTCACATCGGCCTATTCGAAAGATCGTTGGCTTAGAGAATAAATATATGCATGGACACGGTGATAGTACAATGTATTATGAAACTGGTAGCCAAACAGAAAAAAATGAAGAAGGTTTAAAACAAAAATTAGATCATTCAAATAACTTAAATATTGAATATCTTACACGTAAGTGGGGTATTGGTTGGAGGAAGTTGTCTCCAAATAAAGAAGTATTTGAAGGGGAAGAAACTCCTATTTCAACTACCACATATGATTTAGATTTTGTTAGACAAAAGCATTTAGGTTTTTAATATGAAAAATTGGATTATACAAGAAGAAGAACATTTTCAAGAAAATGTGGTTGAAGAAGTTATTCAGCCGCAAGAAAATGAAATTGTTTACGAGGGAGAAGTCGATCCTGTCTATAAAGTAAACCCAAATCTTCAAGAAAATAAAAGAGCAATTATAGTTGATAACTTTTACGCAGATCCTTATGCGATGCGCGACTATGCTTTGCAACAGGAATACTTTGATGATCCTGGTTATATTGGAAGAAGAACAAGAACGCAACATCTATTCCCTGGCTTAAAGGAAACTTTTGAAAGTATTATCGGCGAAAGAATAAGTGAGTGGGAAACCTATGGTATGAATGGTAGGTTTCAGCACAATTATGCTGGTGAAAAGCTAGTGTATCATTGTGACCAACAAAAATGGGCAGCCATGATATATCTAACACCGAATGCTCCACCTCAAACTGGTACAAGTACATACATGCACCGAGAAACAAAAATTCACCATAACTCTCAAATTAATTGGGAAGATGGAACTGGACATAAAATATTTCCTGGAAAAACATTTTTAGATAAAACTCCGTTCGATACAGTAGATTCTTTCGGTAATATTTTTAATCGTTTGGTTATATTTGAAGGGGGATCAATTCATGCTGCGTCTGAATACTTTGGCAGCGATATACATGATTGCAGATTATGGCAAATGTTCTTCTTTGACGGAGAAGAATCAAGAATGCATTTAGGAGATTGATAATGAAGGTTGTTTTAGTTTCTGGAGGGTTTGATCCGCTACACAGCGGTCATATCGCATATTTTAACGAAGCAAAAAAGCTAGGTGATATCCTAGTAGTAGGTGTAAACAGTAACGAATGGTTGACTCGTAAAAAAGGTCAGCCATTCATGGATATAAACGAAAGAGTTGAAATTGTAAAAAATCTTTCAGTTGTTGATGTAGCTATGGTATTTGACGATAGGGATGGTGGTGCAAATCAAGCAATTCATAATTGTTTGGTTATGTATCCGGACTCAGAAATTATCTTTGCAAATGGCGGTGATAGGACGGATGAAAATATTCCAGAAATGAAAATTGATGATCCACGACTATCTTTTGTATTTGGAGTAGGCGGAGTTCACAAGATGAACTCCAGCAGTAAAATACTCACTGAATGGAAAACTCCAAAAACAGAAAGAAAATGGGGATACTATCGTGTACTTCATTCTGACGGTCCTTCTACGAAAGCAAAAGAACTTGTTGTTTCTCCAGGTAAATCTTTAAGTCTTCAAAGACACGAGTCACGCAATGAATATTGGATTGTAAGCTATGGTGTTGCAACAGTAAACCATGGAAATGATTTAGATAATATTCAAACTTCTGTGCTTGAAAAACACGACGAAATTGATATTCCTGTAGGTACTTGGCATCAATTGATAAATAATACAAAGGACGAAGTACGGATCGTAGAAATCCAATATGGAACAAATTGTATTGAAGAGGATATCGAGCGCGTTTAGATACCATAGCTCCCAGAATTAATAATTCTATTATATCCAATATTTATGGAATGTCAATAGAAAAATGACGATAGCTTCTTTTTTATAAATATAAACAAAAATAGGTTAATTCACATGGCATTACCAACAACACGCGAAGAGTTTAAAGATTACGTTCTTCGTAAAATAGGTGCTCCAGTTATTCAGATAAATGTTTCCGAAGAACAAACTGAAGACCGTATTGACGAAGCTATATCTTTTTGGAGAGATTATCATTATGACGGAAGTCAAATGGTTTATCTTAAGCACGAACTTACTCAAAATGAAATAGATCAAGGTTATGTTACAATACCAGCAAATATGCTAGGTGTTACTCGAATATTTGACTTAAGCTCATCTGTGTCGACAGGTACTGGTATTTTTAATGTACAATACCAATTCGTTTTGAATAACCTCAGTGATATTACAGGATATAGTATACAAAACTATTATATGTCAATGTCTCATCTGCAATTCCTACAGGAAATTTTAGTAGGAAAACCTTTAGTACGATATAACCGCCATGTAAATCGCCTTTATATTGATGGTAAAAAAGATATAATGGTCGCAGGATCACATATTATCATTGAAGGATATGATATCATAGATGGAGAAACATATTCTGATGTTTGGCAGGATCGCTGGCTCCAAAATTACACCTCAGCTCTTATAAGAGAACAGTGGGGATTAAACTTAACTAAATTTACAAATATGCAACTCGTAGGTGGTGTTCAGTTTAATGGAGAACAAATATTAAGTGAAGCCAAGGCTGATCGAAAAGAAATGGAAGAAAATGCCATTAGCTCACTACAACCCTTGACCTATAATTTTGTTGGATAATTAATGGCCACGAACGTATACTTTCAAAATTACGATTATTCAAATGAACAGACTCTCATCGATGACCTGGTGATTGAGTCTATTCAGATTTATGGGATAGACACGTATTATCTTACTCGTAGTTTGCAGGCTGTAGACAATATATTAAATGAAGATGATCTTTCGATTTTCAATACTGCCTACGAAATGGAAATGTATGTTAAGAGTGTTGATGGATTCCAAGGTGAAGGCGACTTCCTTAGCAGATTTGGTTTACAAATTCGTGACCAAGTTACATTTACTGTTGCAATGCGAACATTTGAAAAAAATGTAACTAACATAATCCCTACTATTTTAAGACCAAAAGAAGGGGAGCTCGTATACTTCCCTATGGTTAACAAGTTCTTTAAAATTACTCACGTTGAACATGAGAGCGTCTTCTATCAGAGCGGTGCTTTACAAGTGTTCGACCTTCAGTGCGAATTGTTTGAATATTCTAATGAAAGATTCCAAACTGGTGTATCGGATATAGATACATTTTTTGATAATTATAAAACAACCGCTGTTACTTCGCTTACTGCATTAAAAACAAAAGATCCTATTGCAAATAATATAGACTTTGAAGATGCTGGAGATGATATAATAGATTTCACAGAGATAGATCCGTTTAGCGAAACTATCACAAACCCAACAGATGCTGGATAAGATATATGACATATAAAATTCAAGGTACCGTAGTTGTAGATTCGTCTGGT